GCATCATTTTCTAATTTCTTAGCTGCCGCATCACCCCTTTGTTCCCGTACTCGTTCAATATGTGACATTGCTTTGTTACGATCCTGAACACGCCACCGTAAAATTTGTCTTATTTCACATTGGTGCCGGTATTCTTCGCTGTAGGTATCAACCAAATTTGACATTGACTACATTCCCGTTTTTAGCCGCCGCCAATACCGCATCTTTAAACTGGTGAAATAGTTCAAAGTGTTCTTCATACAAACCAAGTTCTTTGCCCTTTTCACGTATGCCAGTTGCAGTTTCAAACCATTCTTTGCCCTTAACTACCTGAATAACAATTTCATCTTCAAACCGGCCTTGACGTAACCAAGTTGTTGCGTGTGGAATAAATTCCATTTCTGTGTTTTGCAGCTTCCAATGCTTGCAATGCTTGTCTATTGCATCAATGGCCATAGCCTTATCTTCGGTTGTCATGCGATCAAATACCGCCCTAGCTGCACGTTTAGCTACTTTGCGTGGGTACTTTTCCCAAAATATTTCAAATGACATTTGCTATCCTTCCCCCTATCCAATGCATTACTGGTACTGCCATTGAATTACCAAGTGCCTTGTATCTTGGTCCATCAGGTGATTCACGTTTATTGCGGTACGGTATGTTTGTGTATTTGTTTGGAAAACCTTGTAATCGTTCACATTCAAGTACCGTTAATCTGCGAACTGCCATTGATTGACCTATTAATGGAGTTTGATTACTAATACCAGCAGTTCCACCTAGATTATGGCAAGTAAGAAATGGCTTTTCTAATGCGCCACCTTCTGCGTTTCCCATATAAATAGGTTGTGCAATATAAGTAGAAATATCACCACCGGCTGTTATAGTTTTACTTGCTTGCGTTTGATTGACATACAAACCACCATTTGGCCTATCTTTTCTAGTGCCATTAGCATCACAAAAAGTAACGTCATAGGCTGTGGTTTTCATTATTAAATCACTTGCAGATTTATAATCCCTTGCACTCATTGTTGAAGCTATTGGCGCAGTTCCATATTCACTAGAAGATTGTCTATCAAATGTAGCTACAAATTCTTTTTGTTTGCTATTACTGATTCCAAAGCTATCTGTAATAGTTCCGGCAATTTCTTTCCTCTTTGTTTTGCTCGGCGCAGAATTCCTTCGCAAGCTTTCTGGCTCAAAAAGAACTTCTGCTGCACTACGCCAGTTTCCAATATGTCCGACAACAAACACTCGTCTGCGTCTTTGGGCAACTCCAAAGTATTGAGCGTCAAGCACTCTGTATGCGAACCCATACCCGAGTTCTGCCACCGCCCCGAGGAAGGAACCAAAATCCCTTCCACCGTTGCTACTGAGGACACCTGGCACGTTTTCCCATACGAACCACTTGGGTCTAAACTTATCAAGAATCCCGCAATAGATGAGGGCAAGATTTCCTCTTGGATCGTCAAGCCCTTTGCGGAGTCCGGCAACGGAAAATGATTGGCAAGGTGTTCCACCGACCAAAAGGTCAATTGTTTTTGATCCAAAATCCCACTCCTTGAATTTAGTCATATCCCCAACGTTTGGCACATCAGGATAATGATGGGCAAGTACAGCAGAAGGAAATGGTTCTATTTCTGAATAAGCTACAGCTTTCCATCCTAATGGATGCCATGCAACCGTTGCAGCTTCTATTCCACTACAAACGCTTAAATAATTCATATTCAACCTGCTAATTCTTCTGATGATGGTACGTAAACCCAATCATCTTCGTATTCATCAAAATACCAATAACCTTTTTTCATTTTGTTTTCCTTGTTTATCACCGAACATTCGGTAAACAGAACTTTACTAAAGATTACTTGAGTTGTAAAGCGCAATTCAAACAATTTATTAAATATTTCTGTATTTATTTCTGTATTTGTTTAGGGATTGCTTTTTGGTGAACGAACCTAGCCCACCTAGATTCGCCTTCAACTGTTTGCTTTTCGGAGCCACAGAACCCGACAGTCGTTCAGGAAGCCGGCACTATCTTCGCCACCGGCATTTGCGCTATTACATTCCCTATCCCCTAGTGCGCTTGCGTCTTGACCGCTAGTGGTGATGAATCCCCAATCAAGAACGATTGAAGAATAGAAAACAAAAAACCCCTTAAAGGATATTTTGTTCTAGGAAAGTTTGGGAAATGGTTCTATTTCATTTCCTAAACCAACAAAATACCCATTAAGGGGTTCTAATTTAGCGTTTCCTAGTCCGCAATAAAATAACTATAGCATACTTTACGGAATAAACAACTCCGGCCAAATTAAATGCCAATTATTTGGAAAAAGCTTTTTTCTGCTTACTTTGCCGTTTGTTTCTTTTTCTATCGTGGCCGCTATCATCATTAATGGTGCCGCCGGAATAGCGTTATTGTTACGCCATTGGCATACAGCTTGAACCGATACGCCGCATATCTTGGCCACTTTTGCTGGCCTACCCAACAAATCAATTATTTGTGCATCCGTCATTTATTTGTATCCTTTGCTAAATATTTCTTTACATTGGTTCAATCTTACTTTACATTCTGAATTACGGCAATGTTGCCGTGAGTAACAAGGGGAAAAAAATGGAATTTAGATACAACATGGAACAAGATTATCTTGATCAATACAATGACCAGATTCAAACGGAATTCCGTTTGGAAGAAATATTTGGCGCATTGGAACGTGCAGAGCCGTTGGATGATGAAGAAATAGCATTACTTCGCCACTCTTGCGGTATGCCAAAAAAAACCATCCAGCAAATTAAAGCAGAAGCCCAAAAAAAGCTTTTGCGTGACATTTTTATTGATGCAACAAATAACTTAATTAAGGAAAAAAAATGATAGTAGCCCGTCAAAACAGTACAAATAGCGATTTCAAATTACCACCAGCCGGTAGCTTTAGCGCACGTTTATATCGCCTGGTTGATATTGGCACCCAAACCACCGAATGGATGGGTAAAACCAAAATGCAGCGCAAAATCATTGCTATGTTTGAATTGCATGGTGAAGATAATGATGGAAAACCATTGCTAACCAATGACGGCAAGCCGCTAGTTGTATCCAAACGCTACACGTTATCTTTGGATGAAAAGGCCACGTTACGTAAGGATTTGGAAGCTTGGCGTGGCCGTGCGTTTACCCAGGAAGAATTAGATGGTTTTAACCTAGAAGTGTTGCTAGGCAAATATTGCATGGTATCCATCACCCATACCGAACATGATGGTAAGCAATACGCAAACATTTCTAGCATTAGCCAGATACCTTCAGCACTTAAAAAATTGGGCGAACCAAAAGGTATTAATGAATTAATGAGTTTTTCTTTAGAAAAGTTTGATTCGGAAAAGTTTGAAAAGCTTTCAGAAGGTTTGCAAAACGTGATTAGAAAATCACCAGAATACCGTAACACTTTTGAACCTAATGCGTTACCAACCAAATCTTCTTCTACTGAAGAAGTTGAAGATGATATTCCTTTTTAAGGTGGCAATATGAAATGTATTGAATGTAAATGGTTTGCCGGTACCGCTAACGATCAATACGGGGTGTGCAAACGCTACCCCGTAATCCAAAACAAAACTCAGCATGATTGGTGCGGTGAATATGTATCTAAGGTATGTGAAACGCCGGCATCAGTTGAAGAACAAAAAGAAAAACGTGGAAGAAAGCCGAAAAATGATAATTAAAGAACGTCAGTCAGAATCTGGCCATTGGTATGCCCGTGACGGTAGCCCAGCTTATACCGTACTTGGTAAAAATGGCCAGCCACGTAATACAACGCTTCGTGACGCACGATCCAATGATTTGGTGCCTAGTGTTTCCGGTATCTTGAACGTGGCCGCCAAGCCAGGTTTAGATACTTGGAAGCAGCAACAAGTTTTGTTGGCTGCGTTAACGTTGCCTAGAAAACCTGATGAACCTGAACAAGATTGGCTTGAACGGGTAATGATGGATTCTAAGCAAACTGGCCGTGTAGCTGCTGAACGTGGAACTGCTATTCACGCAATTATTCAAGAATACTTTGAAGGTAAAGTAGTCAATGAATATGCAACCATGTGTGATGCAGTCAAGGAAGCTATAGATGGGCATTTTGGGAAGCTTTTGTACGTGCCGGAAGTATCCTTTGCCCACCAGCTTGGATACGGCGGTAAGGCCGATTTAATAGCCCGTGCTGCGGATAATTTTGATGGTGTTTGTATTGACTTCAAAACCAAAGAAACAGAAGATATTTCTACGGTTGATGTTTATGCAGAACATGGTATGCAGTTGGCCGCATATCGTGAAGGCTTCAAAATGCCAAAGGCTAGATGTGCCAATGTATTTGTTGGCTACAAAATGGCCGGCGGCAACGTAAAGTTTACTGGCGTTAAAGTGATTGAACATGATCCAATTAACCTAGACCGTTACTGGCTTATGTTTACAAAATTGCTAGAATTTTGGCAATTGAAGAACAATCATTCTTGATTCACGGGGAAAAGCGGATGCCGAAAGGTGCAGCGAGTACCCCACCGTTTTATAAAGCCGTTAACTGGACAATGAAGGATGCAACAATTTGGGGTTTTTTCCAGTTTCCACCCAATTTGCAATAGTTGCCAAATTCAGGCTTTTTCTTATTTACAAGTGAAGCAATCTTTAGTATATTAACCCTACCGCAATGTTGCGGTGATAAATTAAGGAATAAAAATGAACCGTAAACAAAAAACCCAAGCAGTTTGGACACATGAATTAGACAATACTAAAACGTTTGCAGAACAAGCAAACCATGACAAAATTGATTACAAGTATGTAATTAATGAAGCTTTAACCGGCATCATATTTGTGGCCGCTATACTTGCTGCATTATTCTTAACTGGCTGTTCAACGCCTGGCACCGTATATAGCCAAGCCCCTACACAACAGCTAGTATTGGATAAACAAGTAGCTGGATTAACTAGAAATGAAATTATTAATGGTGTTACTGAATGTGAAGGTAATGGGTTACGTGCCCATGTAATTACCACCAAACGATCAATTAATGGTTTTAGTGCTGATATACCAATTGAAGTAACTTGTATGCCTAAATACCGCTATTAGGGAATTGTATGGATGAATATATTTGGACAGCCGCCGGAACTGATGTAACGATCCGGTGGCGTTTAAAAGGCTGGCTACCGCCATCAGAACTAAAAGAATTTAGGGATAAATGGCGGTATTACCAAAATCTTCCATTACGTGATCTTGACGATAACGCTAAAGAACAATATGAACAAGTGCTACGTAAGG